ATAGGAGCAACAGTATTAGTTATAACCCCAGACTCGTCTAAAATACCAGTTGATTTAATTCCCATATTCTCACCTTCTTTGTTAAATTAGGGAGGGAATCTCACCCTCCGTTTATTTTAATTTTAAACTGTAGTAAATTGTTCCTATCGCACTTTGGTTATCTACATAAATACCATTACTGCATTTAATAGGATTAGCAAACATTATCCTATTGTAGGATTTATAACTACCCATTTTTAAAGTAGTAACTAGACTTCCAGCACTATGGGTTGCATCAGCTTCATCGTAAATTGCCATCGTGCCACTACTGATCTCTGCACCAACCAAATAACAAGGGGCAGCACTTACTAATTTATCTGTAGCACTCAAAATAGAACTGTATAAAATATCTGCTTCGCTGGCTTTTCCATAATGGTAATAGACAAAATTTGAACCCTTTTCATTCCAATAGGCGTAGATACCACTATTCATCCTTACTCCAGGTGGAGGGAACATTATACTTTCAAAGCGGTAGTAAGAGGAGGCATGCATTAGACAAACGAGCTTAGAGGCACTTCTCGAACTATCGGCTTCATCATAAACCATAAATTCATTTTCAAGACTTAACACTACACCGTCTAAAAAACATTCACTTACAGCTACCTGAGTAGCTGCTGATATAGGTTTATATAATATTTGACTCAATTATTTCACCTTCTCTAATAGTGGTAGTAGATTGTTCCTGTACCAACAGTCCAATCTACATAAATACCACTTAATTTTATTCCTGGTCTGGGGAACATTACACTCATTTCTCTTTGATAACCAGTAGCATAGACAGTACATACATTTTTTGCAGCAGCTCCGGCACCGACTGCCTCATCGTAAACTTTCAATTCTGCATTATCAGTATGAGCGAACTCTATGCCATCTAAATAACATTCGGTAGTAGATACTTGAGTATCCGCTGTAATAGTTTTATATAACATTTAGTTCACTCCTTTCTAATAATGATAATAAACAGTTCCTACACCAGCATCCCAAACTGCATAGATACCACTCATTTTTAAGCCAGGTTTGGGAAAAACTATGGAACATTGTCTTTGATAAGCAGTCACTTGAACACTACTAACCAGTTTACCGGCAGCAGCAGCCCCAACGGATTCATCATAAACTTTCATATTTGTATTAGCAGTATGAGCTAATTCTATACCGTCGTAGTTGCCGTTATGGTTTTGTATAAACTAACCATTATTTATCACCTTTCTTTCTTATTTTTTGAAGGGGCTTTAAGGATAAGCCCCAAACCTTTTTATACAGGGTCATATTTCTTACATAACATTCTATTGGCTAATCCTGCTTCTACAGTATTTAATCTATCATTTATCTCATCTAAAGCATCTAAAAGCCCATTAAATAACGCTAATACTGAATTATAAGGAATCCAATATTTAGTTAAATCGGCTTGCATAACTCCTGCTTGAGCCGCCCCATCTACAAGAATTTGTTTTTGTGCATTTAATTCGGCTATAATCTCAACCATATTATTTCTCCTTTTTTTAAGGGGGGAATAACCCCCCTATTAATCTACATACTAATCTGTAAAAACATGAAGGTGTTTCCACTTGATGCAGAAGTCCTTGGAAGTAGGAATCCAGCAAGTTGACGACAGTTGGTAGCACCCTGTATTTGTGAACTACGAATAGAACCATCGGGTCCAAACCATAAGTTTCTTTCACCAGCAGTTTTTCCTAAATTGTAGTTCTGTCCAGATATTCTAATTACTCCCCAAGTCTGACACCAGAAGTAATAATCAGCAGTAAGAGTACCACAAGCAGGGAATCCAGCTACAGAAACATAATCTTCTGCAATCATAGCTAAGGTTGCCCACGGATTTGGCATTACCTCTACTTTAATAGAAGTGGTATGATCATAAGTGAATGGTTCTTCTACTTTTACTTCTATAGTTCCAGCACCAGCAGCTTTTACAGTATTACCTAAAATCAATCTATTTTCTCGTTGATAAGTTGCACCACTTTGAGTTCCATATACATACAAATATCCGCCATATAGTTCATCAGCAGCAACAGCACCATCGGCAGTTTCATAAGACCCTTGGTTAGAACCATCAGTAGCGGCAATAGTAACGTGGCAATGGTCATCTCCAGCGACAATAGCAATAGGTAATACAGCACCGCCATCTACACCAACAGTAGAAAATATTCCACCATTGAACATCACAGCCATACCAGTAGTTCGAGTAGCAGAACATTTTCCATAGTAAAAAACTCTACCATCTATAGTTACCCTGCGAGTTCCCAGATAATAGTTTTGGGTTGCACTCTGGACATACGTACCTTGAAAAGGTTGACCTGGCTTTCTAATCCCTTCAGCAAAAAAGCCACCGATCTTCTGTCCGCCAAACTGGTCAAATATGTTATAGTTAAAGGCAGCACCAAGTTGCCCTGCTGCAAATCCTTCACCAAGTGCTTTAGTATAATTAGGCATTTTAATAATCTCCTTTCAAGAAGGGGAGAAATTAATCTCCCCTATCTCATTATTGTTAGTTAGAATACAGTAGGCACACCAAATAGATTAATTCCCCATGCTCCATTAAGCACGATAGGACAATACATATTCTTCCAGGACATCGTACCCTTCATTGCAAGAGGGGTAGATACGGTAAATTCAGGCGGACATACTTCGAATACCTGGTCTTTGCCTGTTAATTTGATGTTACCGAAGGCATCGCTTCCAAATATACTTACCATTTGAATACCAGCAGTAGCAACATAAGTCCCGATAACCCCATCAGTATGCTTATAGGGATGACTATGGCTATGGAACCGAACACCAGCAAATTCACCGACTAAATTCTTATAGAGGTCTTTAGGATCGGCGTAATGCTTTAAATTGACATATTCGGTATCGTTCATAAAGTCATACTTCATTCCACCTACAGGGATAGTTGCATGGTAGTAACCATCAGGGAATTTAGGAGCTTCGTTAACTTCTAACATGGCTACGACTTTCTTGATCATAGCGGCAGTAATCTTATCGCCAGTAGTTAGACCTTCAGTATCACATAACCAGCATGTATCGTCATCAGCAGGGGCATTCGGTAAAGCAACAGTGAAGGTTATACTAGTAGCACTTGTTCCGGTAAAGGTTCTGGTTATACCCTGATTTTTACCGGTGAGCCATACACAAACACCAGTACTACCCGTTGTCTCTGCGATAATACCACTTGGTAATGAAGCAGCATCAAAGAGTGGAACAGTAGTTGTTCCTGCAGAAGCGGCACATGTAGCTATACCTTGATAAGCAGTATCGCCGTCAGCACGCAGTCCCATAAAACCTTGAGCTAATACGTTCTGTATTTTTAAGTCTAAAGATTTACTTGCTTGCTTACCAAGTAATGCTGCTAAACCACCAAGTTTGGGGTCAAATGCAGTCAGCCATACTCTTGAAGAAGGTGCGACAAAGTTACCATATTCATCAAGAACGGCAGTAACGGTTTGAGTGTAGTATGCTTCTGCGTCTTGTTCAGTTCCTTCTACGAGTAGATTATAAGTAGAACTTTCAGCTAAAGGTGCATAACGGGTAAACTCGATATTATCACTTTTGTTTAACGGAATATCTAAATTCGCTTGTTTTTGTGCGAATTGCTGGTAAACCAGCTCTGCTTCTCTATTTATTAAATATGTTGCCTTATAGAGAGTCTTAATATCATTAGCTTTAGCACCGGTGGAAACTCCACTAGCTCTTGCTAAGTTAGCGGCAACAGTTCCGGCATAATAAGTCATTAAAATTCACATCCTTAGGTTTTATATATTCCCCTTGGATGCCAATATCTTTTTAGAACTCGTTTTTAATGTTGTATTTCTTCTTTATTGCTTTTTGAATCTTTTCAGGATCAACACCATTTTCAAGTTGTTCTGCAAAATCAACTGGCTTACTCTCTTTTCTTTGAGTGGTTAAGTCAGAAGACATCACTTGAGCATTGCTCATATCGCTATCTTCTTCCCTCACCTGTTTAAGTGCTTCCTCAACAGCTTTCTTTTTAATCTCTTCAATTTTATTCGGTAACATTTCAGCTTTTATCTCGTTATACATCACTTCCCTGGCTTTAAGTTTATGCTGGTCAAATAAGGCAGGATTTTGCTTTAAGCGGGCTTCTACTTCGGCTTCTACTTCGGCATAGGTTACAAATTGGTCTTTGGTTCTATCCTTTAGGTCATTTATAACATCTTTCTTTTGATAGCTATAAAGTTGCCCATAGATAGGTGCAAATTTTGCATTTTCTTTGGCTTCATCATAGGCTCTACATGCGTTACTATACGCTATCGGATCATTGTAGTAGATGTCACTATTAGGGTCAGGTGGTAATAAATTAGTATTAATAGCCCTTTGCTCGCTAATAACAGCATTTCTTTCATATTCCTCTATTTTAGCGTTGACTACCTCTAATTCCTTAACCTTTGCCTCTAATTCTTTATTCTTTTGACTCAATTTAGTATTATAGACTTCAGTATCCTTGTAGATTTTTAGCCGTTCTACTTCTGATTTACCAGCAAATTTACTGGGTTCACCTTCAGTTGTTGCTTCTTCTGCTATTTCTTCTTTTGTTTCTGTAATCTCTTGCTTCTTTTTAGCCTGCTCTTTCTTTAATTCTTTTAAGTCAGGCGCGATCTCTTTGTCCTTCTCAATCTTCTGTTTAGTGATTGACGCTTCAATGCCACCTTCATCTGCTTCTAAAACTGCTTGAGCTTTTTCCAGTGAAATTGGAGAGTTAACATCTACTGCGTCTTCGACAGCCAAAACTTCCGATTGTTCTTGCGAGTCGGTGTTTAGGTTATTGTCCTTAGTCATTTAGTAATCTCCTTATTTAATATTCCCCTTTAGACTCTCGTGGTAATCTCTTATAAATGTTTTACAAAATTACTCATCTTAGAATAACTAATATCAGTATCAGTGTTTATAGATGTTTCTAATTCTTTAAAATATTTAATATCTTGCTCTCTGCCAATTAACTGTAAATATTCTTCCATATTAAAATATTCAATATCGTTAACATTTGCTATACCTTCATTAATACAATAGGGATTTATACCTTTAATTTTACAAGCAGTATCCCAATCAAATTTATTTAACAAATCCCCAAGTGTTATCTTTATATACAATTTATTTTCTATTTTCATTGTTCCCCTCCTGTTTCTTTTTCTTCTCTTTACGTTTAACTAACTCTTTCTCATTATCTAACCCAATCTCAATCTGCTGGGTAATTTCACCTAACATAGTCTCTATAAAGTCCATCATCATTACCTTTGCACGGATCATCACTGGGTCATTATTCTTGTCGTTATATAAATAGTCTTTACATTGCTTCAACCTCGCCTTAAAGTAAAACTCCTCTAAAAACTTCCAGCCATTAGTTTGGGTCATCTCCATTAAATTATGAGCATCTTGTGCGGATAGACTTAATACTTCTTCTTCGGTTAGTTCTTTATCTGGCATTTATTCCTCCCCATATGAAAATTTTGCACAACGACCTTCAACCCTATTAGTATAATTACACCAAAAAATCTCGAAATCATTAATGGCTGTTCTTAGATATTCTTTACTTGGTGCTTCGATTTTAAAGGTGATAATCCTCTTAAATGTTGGAAAATATTCTTCTTCAATTCTATTTATTAATGATAAGTTATTAGTCCTTACTTTTAATTCTCCCCACATCATTTTATATTTCTTTAATTCTTCTATTTTATTTTCATTTAGTTCTTTATCGGTCATTTATTCCCTCCTCTTTTTCAAAAAATTCACATATATCTTCGCCTTTTTCTATTGCAAGTATTCCTTCTTTATTTTTTTTATTTAAGCAAATTAATCTCCATCCATTATCACAATAATATTTGCAATTAGAACAATCTTTATCGGTCATATTGTCTCCCATTCCCCTTATTGTGGGACTTGCCCACCTACTCTTGATAGAAAGTTCCCGCCACCCGCAGAAACAGGGGTGGGTCTCTGCGGGATACCAGGTCGAGAGTTACCTGTGGCGGATTGTCCTGAGGATTCAGCCTTTGGAAGTGGTAATTTCTTCATAACTTGTTCTTCTTCAGGAATTAGTTTATCTTTATCTTTAAATCTAAATAGCTCGGCTATCTGCTTAATAATTTCTTCTAAGGCTACAATAGGTTTCATAACTGGCTTGCCGTCTGGACCGGATACAGGAGTTTCATTGCCCATTAAATCCCTCTGCATTACTGGTTTCATAGCTCCTGCGGATATCTTCATAAAGTCTAATAGATTCTTAATTTCTATCTGTCTCTCCATAAATCCTGATATACCGGTCGGGATAAAGTCAGGATTACCTTTTAGCATAATATCGGCTCTGGTTATCTCGCTTAAGTTAAACTCTTTAGCCTTCTTCTCGCCTAATATCCTAATAGCATTTGCTTTCTTAAACTTCTGGATATTGTGCCGATAAATTATCTCTAATACCTTGCGGAAGGCAGGCTCTAAATAAAACTTAACTTTACTATTAATCGGTTGCATAGATTTCTCGGTCATCATAGCCAATCCTGCAGCAGTGGAGTGAATATCCTTCTTATTACCAGTAGGTATAATTTGCGGGGTTGCCCCTGTTACTTCTTCGATAACTCCGTTGATCATCCCTATTAACTGCGGGATTAACTGGAGTGAATTAGCTTGAGCGGTAGTGTCTATCTCACGAATCATACCAACCTTTTTAACAGATAAAATTCTGCCTGGTCTTGATAAGATAGTTTGCCCTCTACCTAAATAACTATTGGTTTCCATTTCATACATCGGGTTAGTAACAATATTTACACAATCGGTTAATTTGTTATATAGGTTGGTCAGCATAGGAGCGAGTGCTTTGATATCCTCACCTACGCCCATACCTGCTATCTCATCAATAGCATGATCATTAACGAAGGCAACAAAGATATTATTGCACCAGTAGGGGTATTCGCACGCCCTAATAACTACATCCTCATTGGCTACTACGATAATCGCCTGCACATATTCATCATCAAAGGGATTTGGGTCTGAAGCGTCGTCCATCTTGCCTTTAATCAGCTTCTTAGGGACTAGTCCGTGATATTCCCATAAATCTACAACATCTACATTTTCACCTAAACTATCTTTTAGCTCATCTACGTTGAAGAAAACCTTTTCTTTCTCTTTTTGTTTGAGGTAAAGAATAGGAACTTCTTTTTTGTCATACAATACCCAACTGGACATATTTTTGTTGTTAGGATCAGAGTAGAGGTTGAAGATATCGGCACACTCTAAATCTGCTCCATCAAAGGTGACTACATCTTTTAGGGTAGTCTTGCCAGTCCTCATCTTCTCTACAGTATGCTTCCAGGGAACATAGCCAACAGCATAGCCATATAAGACAAAGTTAAGGATAATAGGTAACATCTTGCGTTCTATCTCTAGTGTGCGGAGGTCATAGACCATTTTAGCTTTTAGTATTTCGGCATTGTGGGTATCGCTTTCTTCTCCAGGAGCCAGGTCAAATGATTCTGCACCCTTAGATAAAAGCATTTCGATATACATCGAGGCGAGGCTTCTAACTATCCTCTTAACGGTAGGGATAATAAAGTTACCCTGCCAATACTCTTTACCTTCTGTCAACTTGCCTACATACTCATCTCTTATAGCTGTCCATAATTTCTGATAGGGGTTCCAGAAGTCCTTGCCTATCTCTAATTTCTTGGCTACATAATCCCGTATAACTTCGCCTTTTGTCTTGATAACGGTTGATTCGTTCAATATGCTTCATCTCTTTCCACCCCTGGAAATCAATCTCTTTATTTCTTATATTTATTAATTTTTATAATTACAGTCCCAGCATTTTCCCCTTTATCTTTCCACTTTATAGTTGCATCTTCAACACCATTATCAATAAGGAAATCTCCTAATACCAACAATAAATCTGTAACAGGTTTATTCATATTTCCCCTTTTCTTAAAATAAAATCCAGGCAGGCTTCCCGAGCCTAAGGTAGGAGTTGAACCTACGCCTGCATATCTTACAGCCCTACATACGGACTGCATTTAACCTTATAATCGTCTTCTCTCCAGTCAAAATCTTCCGCTATCACTGCATCATCTAAAGTCTTTAGCCCGATAATATAAGCGTCTGCCTTGTCTGGACTTCTGCCTAATCTCTCCTTAATTTTCTCTTTTGGCTCAATAAGTATCTTGCCATTACGTATCAGATATGATACAGCGGACAATTCCCTGCTTAGATCCTTGTCTCCCCAAGTAAGTTTAATATCTTTTTCCGCAAACCTTCTCCCGGTATTCCACCACATCTCGGCTCGCAGGTTGTAATACTTTTCGTCCTCTATTGCCTTTTCACTGCTATTAACCTCTAATACATTGTCGCCCATCTCTCGCAGTCTATCGGCTACCCCTGCCCCTAAACCTATAACGTCAACCCCAATTAGGTCTGGCTTCTTCTCCATTGCCCAGATGTGAATTTTCCCAGCGGTGTACATAGTATCTTTCTGTCCGAAAATCATCTCATCGGTTATATCTGTGCCGTCAAAGCAATAACAAACCGTTAAATCATCTCCAAATCTTGCTACATCTACGCCGAATACTCGTTTAGGTCTGCCTATATAACTCTTGATTACCTTTGCGGCGTCCCTAATCCAGATGTCCTTGATAACAATATCAGCACCTTCTAAACTATCCCAACTACCCTCAATAAAAGCTAATAATTGTTCCGGTCTATGTTTGAAGGCTTCTTTTACACTAGCTAAATAAGTAGGTGGTAAGTAAGGATTTTCAGAAGGTAAAGCAGGTATATATACTTTATGTGGATCTGAAGCTAAAACAAAATCATCTTTTAACCAGCAATTTCTGGGGTTTGCGGTGTATAATTCTTTGTAGGGTAATGGCTCGCCTTTGATTTGCAGTCGTAATCTTGAACGTAACATTGATAATTTATCTCGGTCACATTCTTCTGCCTGGTCAATAAAAATAACTGCAAACTCTGCACTGCTAAACTTGGATATATCTTCTTCCCGGTCTAACCCGCCAAAAGGATATTTAACTTTGTCTTGTATAATTATTTCTTTGTTCTGCTCTCTGATGTAATATTGGTCTTGTGGTATAGTTCTTTTCCACATTTCTAAAGTTGTTTTGTTAAAATCTACTGCCTGATTACGCCCCATAAATCCTAACGGAATAGGGTATTTGGTCACTGGTAATTGATATTTTTCTATTACCCAATTAGCATACTGAAAGAATAAAAGGCAACCTATAAAGGTTTTTCCACCACCCAATGCCCCACCATAGAGGATTGAGGTAATGTTAGGATTCCAGAAGGCATCCCAGCAGGCAGTTTGTTTGAGGGTTAATTTAACTCGAAGTTCCATTTATTCCTGTATATTCCATAACTATTTTTTTCATCATTTCTTGGTCTAACTTTTTAGGAGAGATGAAATACCAATCATCATAAGTGGAATAAACTTCTTTGGTTATTTTTACTTTATAATTCTTTTGTAAATATTTAATAAAATCCTGAACTTTATTTTCCATTTTCCCCTTTTGGTTGTTCATAGGTCTTTTCGATAATAAATGTTAGCGGTGATCCGTCCTTGCCAGTGACTTCATTATTATTTAAGGTAGGTAAGTATTTATCCATAAACTTGGCTAACAGGTTATCATTCCTTAATAATCTTTCTTTGTAATGTTCTAACAATCTCTTTTTATTAGGATGTAATTTCTCATCTTGTCGTATTGAGCGAGTAAGATAAGCTAAGGTTAATTTACGAGGAAAACTACCATATTTATTACCTTTTGTAAATAACCCCTTTTCATCTTTCCCATTATTATCTTCAATCGGTTTTTCTCCGTTTAAACGGATGTCTTCTTCCATTACTCATCACCTGGTTCTATCGTTACCTTAAAACTCATTCCAATATATCCCTGCAGTTCAATCACTCTATTTAGTTCGCTTGCAGGTATATCGAGTTTAATCCTTGCCCCGTTGCCCTGCCCATCTATATTGATAGCTGATTGGATTGGAGGTAATGAAGCTATAAATTCAATCTTATTCATCTTCCCTCTCATAGTGTCTCCCGCAATACGGACACTCCCCATTGGGCAGTAATATACTCAAACAATACTCACAGATAGTAATTTCTCTTGTAGTTTTAATTTGCATTTTTGTAAAGCTCTTTCTTTAATTTGGTGGATTCTTTGGTGACTAATATGATAGGATTCGGCAAGTTCTTCTTCGGTAAAACCAGCAAAATAATATAATTTTAAGATACTTTGTTCCTTTTGCTTTAAAGAATCTAAAGCATCATAAAGATATATTTTCTGGGTTTGTTCCATAATTTAAATGCCTTTCTCTCATTTCGTGGTTATAATAAGTCCTTAACTTGTTATTCACACATTTTTTGAGGGCTATCTTCGAGGAGTAAAGCGGATAATTATCATATAAGTAGAGGTAACATTGACTATATACATCATAATAATCTAAACCTTTTTTAGCGTAAAATCTTGCATTAAATTCAAGAAAATCTTCGTATTCCTGGTGTAATTTATTCTGATTTATATCTTCTGGCATAAATGTCCTCCTACTATATATAGAAAATCTACGAGCAGTTTTGCAAGGGGTAAATGAAAATAAATATCATTTACCCCTTATAAATTTCGTCATACTGATATAATTCCCTTAACTTTTCATCTAATTCTTTTCTTAAACACTCAATAGGTATGTTTTCTAAATATTCCTCTGTATATGTTTTTTCTATTTGATAGAGTTTATTATAATTTTTTAGTCTAAATTTTACGATTATAAACTCATCTAAAAAACTTACCTCTGGAGTAGTAAACCATTGATATTCTTCTAATATTGTCATTAATTTATAAACATATTTTTTAATTCTCATTAATTTATTAAATTTTTCATCTTCATCTTTTTTTCTCCGCTCTCTAATCCTTCTCGATTGTTCTTCAATTTCCTTAAATAAACGCTCTTCATCTTCCCTTGTATGAAACATAATTATTTTTCACCTCCCTCCAATCCTTTTATTAAATCCTCTAACTTCCTAACTAATATATATATTCCACCTGCCTTCTCTATTCTCTCTTGAAATACCTTCTGATGATAACTTTGTATTCCATTGGGACCTTTCACTTCAATAAAGTAAACCTTATTCTTAACTGCTATCCTATCCGGAGCCCCTAAAAATGCACCTATACCGCTCATAAGGTGAAAATTGAAGTATCCTTTGATATTTAACCAATCCTTAACTAATTTCTTTATCTCATTCTCACTTATTTTCCTTGGGGTTAATTTATATCTTACTGCCTTCATTCTTTTACTTTTTCCATTTCTATAAACCATTTTCCATCCTGAGTCTCTACAAATAATTTGCCATCTTCAACCCAAATGCTTAAAAAATCACGGTTCCATTCTATTGCAGAATCAAAAAAAAGAACATTCTCATTCATATCAATAGAAATTGTTCCCTGTCCATAATGTTTGAATCGCAACTTCTCAACTTCCTTTAAAGTTTCATCGCTTAATTTAGCCGAAACTATAACCGAAAATAACAGTAAAATTATGATTATTATAAAAAGTTTTTTCATACAACCCTCCTTTCTTTTTCATTCCTCACCTTCTTTCCCAAAATTCATCATACAAATCTTGACTCGCCTCTTTGGGGAAGTATTTTTGCTCAAGGTCTTCCATAAATTCGTTTAAGTTATGAAGTTCTATCGGTTCTTCTCCAAATTCCTTTTTTAATTCTTCCCACATCTGCCGATACTTCTCGCCTTGCTGGAGTAGGTCAATAATGCTTTGAATTTTAGTTATCAAGTCAAAGGTATCTTTATTTCTTCCCTTATATTCAATATCTTCTAAAAATTCTATCGCTTCCTTCGTATTCATTCTTCACACTCCTTAACTTTATTATTTATTTTCATAGTTATTTTCCCATCTTTAAAATCATCTCTAAAATAATTTAAAGTACTTCCAATTCCGTCTATAATAAATCCCATATTATTCTTATCGCCTTCAAGTGTAATAGTAATTGTCTTTATGCTTTTTTTAATATTCATTTTCACACTCCTTCCAAAATTCTTTTTTTCGGCAACCAATCCTCTTGCCGTTTATAATATTTAATTAATTTCTGATTAGTCAATGTATTCTCTTTCATTCTCAAAAGCGTTTCCTCACTCACCCTTTCCTTAAAAGACAATATTTTAATTATTTCTTTTTTATCATCGTATCTTACTTTATGTTTTTTCCTGTATCTACTTTGAACCATTCTCACCTTATCAGGATTTTTCTCCCGCCATTCCATAGATTGCTTTTTAATTTTTTCCTTATGCTTCAGATAATAATTTTTCATATAAGTTTGGTAATACATTTATCTAACCTCCTTATTAAATTAATAAACTTTGAATTTCTCTGAAAGTTTTTCATATAATGTATCTAATACATCTTCTTCGTCTTGAAAATCATTCGTTTTTATCTCATTTATTTTTCTTTTAATTTCACTAATATGTTCCTTAATTTTAATTATATGTTTAGTTATCCATATACAATCCATCAGATTACTTATTTCATCTTTCGACATTCCCAATCTTTTCACCCCCCTTCCTCTATTGGAATAGTATCCTTTTCCTTATATTGCTTTGCCCTCTCCAACCAATCAAATATATAGTTTGCAAAATTATCTCGAAACTTTTCCTTAATCATTTTCTCGTGACCCGGATGTTTCTTAAAAAATTCTCTCATCTTATTTAACTCAATGTTAATTTCTATATCCGGGAATATCTTTGCCCACCTATCCATAATGTCATCATCTATACCGTGCCAGGACCACATCTCAAAATCAAATTCAATGTGGTTAGGCTTCTTTTTCTCCTTTTCTTTGTTATTAATTAATAAGGTATTTTCTTTGGGATCACTGAAAGTGGTAATCGGCATTCTTTCTTTCTTATCTTTATTAGTATTATTATTAGAATTAAGATTATTATTAAGATTAAGATTAAGATTGGTGACAGACGGTATAGGGACTGTCGGGGACTGTATAGGGACTGTATCCAACCATTGAAGTAAATTCTTAGGGACTTGTTTTAATAATAGTTCAATACCTTTATTAATACTCGGATTATCCTTTTGATATTTAATAAAATTTTTAATTATTACCCATCCATCCTCATATTTAATTTTATTATCTGCTTCAAATCTATCTAATATTTTATTTACCATTTCTCTATCTATCCCCGTATCAAAAGCGATCCGCTTTAAAGATGTTTCATATATCCCGATAATATTAGTAAGTGGATTAGTTAATAGATAAAGGAATAATAATTTTTCTATCGGATCTTTATCTATAATATAATTATCATCCCAAAACTTGGTATCAATATAACGTTTTTTGCTCATATTACCTCTCCTAAAACCGTATATCTAAATTCAACTGCCCCATTCGACTATTCGCCCTAATCTTCCGTGCCTTAATAAATAACTTAATTGCTTGCCTTCTAATCCGCTTCCAGCATTCTACCCCTTCGAGATTAGTTTTTTGCCAGTAATAACCACCACCATTTCGAGGTGTGCTGATGATCGGGTAACCTTGCTTAATTAAGTCCTCGATAACCCTTCTGACTTGACGACAACCTATGCCTGATGATTTTGACCAATATGGTTTACTTCAAACATATATTTTTTTTATCTCATATTGAGTTAATTTATTTTCATCCCCCACATGTGATTTAATGATCTCTAAAATATCTTTTTCTAAATCAGTCATCGGAGTCCTCCTTAATTGGTATCCACCAACATTCGTGCCCCCAGACTATATTCCCATCATCAAGAATAATTTTAACCAATCCATTAATATTCTCTGCTAATCCAAATTTACCAATATGAGGTTTGCTCACATTCGGAGTTTTCCTCCAACCTTTATCACCAACATCTATAATTTTACATCTCGTAGGATATTTAACTTCCATTTATTTCACCTCCTCAAATATAATAAATTTGCCTTTTAGGATATGGATGTCAAAATCTCTAATTAACTTTTCCAGCGATTCTGAATGTGAATAAGTATGATTACGATTTGTTTGTTTATCAATTTTTATTAAAGTAAACATAGGAACATCCCAAAAATCGTATATTATCATTCCGATATTATCATTCCATTTGCATAAGCACGGAAACTTTATTTTGTCCAAATTCTCGCCGTTGACAAAGTTACCCTTGTTCTCCTTCTCTTCCTTAATTACTAAATAATTCTTTTGGAATGGTGGCAAAAAAAACTTTCCACATTTGATACATTTATATGTTCGAGGAAACGTTTTATTTGCACAACATATAACTTTAGAATGCTGACATTTCTTTTCCTTCTTCACCTTAACCACCTTCGTCTCAAAATACGGTATCTTACTAAAATCTACTTCCTTTTTCACTTTCTTCACCTCCTTTAAATCTGAAAATTTAAACTTAAGATATTCTATTACTTGCGGTGGATTGCAGATATACGAAAATTGATCGTAATAAACTTTATCTATTTTATTCACCTCCTTTCTTATTATTATTTAAATCAGTAATAGATATCTGATAAGGGTTTATTTCATCAATTAATAATTTTACAGCCCCCAACAATTTTCTTTTCGTATCTATTTCTTTTTTTGTCATTTCCCAATCTTTACCATTCCACCAACGAGCCATAAGTATATATCTCATAATTGCCTCCTTTTTATAGAAAACCTTTAATTTTTTATAGTATTTTTATAGTTCATTTATAGATTATTTTTTGGAAATTCTTTTATAATTGGCCAAACAGGATATATTTTATATATGCTGTCCTTTAGATAGACAGGAATATTTTTATCTCTACAATAATTACCTATATTTTCTATCCATTCTCTTTTGGGAATAATCTTCCCTTTTCTATTACCTGTTTCCGCTCCGATAATTACCCAATCAAAACATTCTATAAAATCTTTTGGAATACTACTATACAATGGCTCAAGTGATAAGAATTTAATACATTCAAGACTAAATAATCTATCATAATAATCTATATCACTTTCATCAATATCACATTCTCTTGTTATGGTTACTCCCAACCAGCAATTATCTGGGAAATTATATTTCGTATAAACTTCCGGATATTTAGTTAAGAACTGAAAAGTATGCTGAGTATACTGCTTTACTTTCTCTAATACCTTTTCTACCCATTCTTCTCCCCAATAATAGATTTCACTCATAGATCCCACAAATATCCGTTGAGGTTTTTCGGGAAATTGCTTCTCAAATTGTGAATACAAAAATAATGGTTGAAATTCCTTTAGCTTATTTTTTAATATAACGGCATAAGTTGGGTCTAATTGTCCGTCACTATACATATATCTTGGTAATTCTGTATTATATATTTCTCCATAAAACCTTTTGGATATCTTCCTTGCATAACAATACTCGCAATGATTAAGACAACCCCAAACAGGATTCCAAGTCATATCACACCATCCTATTTTATTTTTCATATATCCCTCCTTCCATAAAAAAACTCAACGAACCAATCCCACGCTTCTAAAACATACTTTCTTATCACCTGCGGAATAATAATAAGGCAAATGCCTAGTGCCATTACCGGATACTCAATTATTTTCATTTAGTTCTCCTTTCTTATAATCTATCAAACAGCTTTTGCACATATCCCAGGCAAGCCACTTATCGCAGGTATCGCCATATAGAACCTCATCGCCGGTTAATAAGCAAAGTCCTAATTGCTTACTATGTAGATAACAAAGACCACAGATGTTATCTTTCTCGTCTAAAGTAGTATTATCCATTTAGGTTACCCTCCTTAATAATAAAATATTATCCAATCTTTCTTCCAAAGCTCATTAAACAACCATTATGGACATATAAGTCTTTTATATTAAAAATTTCATCAAATATGTCGTCTAATAAATCAATCTGTGCTTCCTTAATATCTTCAATCCATTCGTCATCTGCTTTCTGATATTCCTTATCTATCTCGATATACTTTTTAGCTAACTTTTCTATTATTTCTTTTTTTTTCATATTAAATTACCTCTTTAAATAATTGCCTTATATTTTCAGCAGATATTTTTAAGTGTGTTTCTTCCCCATATCTAACAACATCTAATTTCTTATCTATTGCCGTTTGCCATAATGTTTTATTAGTAGTAAGAATAATTTTACTTCTTATGTCATTCCAGAATTTTGCTTTTTTTACTTGTATCTTTATTCCTTTATTTAAAGTAGTATAAAAAATATCGGGTAATTGGAAAGCAGCAGAAACACTTTGAATATTATCTGCTTGCTTGGAATATTCTTTTTCTTTAATATCCAATTTTTCAATCTTTTGTATAATCTGATTTACTTCCATTTATCTAATCCTTTATAAAATAATAATATAATTGCGGAGGGCAGTCCCTCTCCTGCCCCCGGGAGGTCTATCTTATGCTAACGCCTCATTTGGATCATCTTCATTTAACTTTTGGAAGTGCTTCTCGATAGTGCCTTCTTTTACTCCCCTTGCATCAATTATCCGATTTATCTGGTCTCTATCCTCAGTTAATAACTTCTTCAATTCGGTTGCTGTAGTAACTTTTAAATTAGCCTTTTTAGCATAATAAAGAGCCTGATTCCAGTTAATAATATCTACTTCCTTTAATAGTGCAGTAACCTCTTCTAAACTTGCAGGATTCAATTCGGCTTTCTTTTCTAATTTTGGTTCAGCAGTTTCGATATGTTTCTTTAATACACTTTTAGATTCAGGTTTCTCTTTTACTATTTCTTTTTCTGTGATAGGTTTTAAAGGTTTAACAATGCAATCTGGGCATATAGTTTCTTTTGGTGTTATATCTTTTGGTATAGTCTGTTGGTCTAATTCTATTTCCTCATATAAACCACCTAAAGCAGTCGGGAATGCTTCCCTTAACCCTTGCATTAAAGAAACTTTACGAAGCATAGTTCGGGGTTTACCTTTCCACATACGATTTATTTTACCGGCACTATCTGTTCCTACATATTCAGGATAGGATACCGTTACGGTTATAGGATGTGTTAAATTCTTACGATATACTTTACAGGTTACCTCAAACTCATCTAAAGGCATTCCTGCTTTCCAATTATCAGTTATATCGTAACCATCAAAATTTGGATTATCCTCTGCTCTTTTAGTGAATACTTCTTTCCCTACTACCATAGAAGCAGAATAATCTTTACTGTATTTAATAAGATATGCTTCTCTAACAAATGGATTTAATTTCTGATACTTGCATAATTGCAAGAATAACATTACCTCTTTATCGGTTACATCTTTTGATGTAGAAATAAGATTTCTAACATCGTCTTTAGTTAATTCAAGACTTACATCTTGCCATTGATATTTGACAATTTCACTACTCATTAAAATTTACCTCCTCATATTTTTTATATTTTAAATTTCTCCGAAAAGTATACTCATATCCATTTCTCTCAATGCTTTCTGTCCTTTGTTCCAATGTCTCTCGTGCTTTCTCTAGGTCCCCACCATTAGACCTTGCTAAACTTTTAGCTAGTGATTTTTTCATTTATTTACCTCCTTCAATTTCCTCAGATTCTATTTCAGGAATTATTCCGTATAATACTTGGGTTAATTCTATTGCTGGAACGGCATTATTTATAACATAAAACTTTTTATTTTGACCTAAGTAAAATTCAAATTTCATCATCTCCCTACATCCTGTTTTAATAAAAATAATCCCATTTCCATTAAATTGATTGTATAATTTATCTTTTGATACTTTTGTTAGTTTCATAGCACACCTCCATTAAGTTTATAATTGAATTTAGGTTCTTGTTTTTTTATAGTTAAACCAAAATCAACTATATCGTCATAAGTTAGCAACCCTTCTGCAATATCTTTTTTCAATTCGGCTTTTCTAAATTCCTCTACTACTTTAATATATCTATCTGCTCTTACATCATCTTCTTTAGCCCATCTAAATAATTTAGTAAGGTCATATTCCCAACTATCCGGCATAACTCTAAAAGCACACCAGCCAAGTTTGCACTCAAGTTTCTTCTGACCAGATTCTCTTAAATCTGCTTCAAGTGTTTCTTCAGTAGATTTAATTATGTCTTGAAGCCCCTCAATCTTAGTATTATTTTCTCGGCATAATTTCTCGTTTTCCCTTTTAAGTATTTCAATATCAAGCTGTGAATCCTTTATAAGTTTGAGATTCTCTTCTAAATACATTTCATTTACCTCCTAATTAATATTTATTTAATCGATTTAATATAAGTTGAGATCAGCGATAACTGGTAAATCTTGACAAATATCCAGAGAGTCGCTCCAGCCATAACTGCCCATACCATCCACATAAACCATTCATCTATTCTGTCAAATATTCTATCTAGCCAACTCACTCGTTCTACTTGTGATATCGGTTTAGAAATATACTTGTTGTCTTCCCATTTCAGTGGTATATGCTTATTCATTTTTCACCTCCTTTTTTTAAAATAAAAAAAGCCGAGCATTTTATAAAGACACTCGGTTCATATTTTAAATTATTCTATTTTTCCCAAGATGTTTACATCTGTTTACATTTGCTTAACATACGATATATTATAGGACGTTCAAACCGAGTGACTTTATGACTTATGATCTTCTAAAAACTTAACAATATTAGCTATACAAGAGATGTTTTTAGGGGTTGTCTTCCCTTTAATCCATCTCACATAAGTAGCGTGAGATACATTAAGCATCGCAGCCATCATCGTATCGGAATAATGTTTTTCCTTTTGAACTTCGACTAACAGTTTGATTGCTTTTTTCATTTTCTTCTTGCCTCCTACTAACAATTATAAACCTTTTTTCCCAGTTGTCAAGCATTTTTTGAAAATATTTTAAATTATTTTTTCATATTCTCTATAACCCTTATAATATAATACTTCTATGAATAAAATATTTTTAATATATTTTTTGTAAGATACAAAAGCCCCCAGGCGGAGGTTCTGACCTGGAGGCTTTCGTCAGGAGGAAAAAATAAAGTGCCGATTTTCCCGTCGGCCCGGGGTTAAGGATACTCTATCAGATGAATAATTTGGGGGAAACTTTCCTTAATTAACTCATCTATACTTTTCTTCCCTGCCATATATCTATCTATTTCTGCTAATATCTGCTTACCTAATTTCTCTCCAAATGATTCTTGCTTCTTATGTAACAACCAATCTTCAATTTCCTTTTGGTATACAATATCTAATTTTCTCTTTTTGAATTCACTCAATGCAAACAATCCCAATATATACCCCAAAGCATTCATATAAGAAGGATTAACCTCTACTGTACGTTTTTTGGGACATAGGATTTAACAGCATCTAATACAAGTTTGAATAATTCATTGTCAATCTTATTTGTTGATGCAATCACTTTATTATTAGCCAGATCCAAAAGATTATGAATACCATTTTCTCCGAATATGGCTAAAGCCCTGATTACTAATAAAATCATATCTTCCATTATCATCATCTCCTTTCTTATGAATTTTTTAGAAAAAATAATATTACCAAAATCAGTATAGCCAGTACCCACCAAAAACTAAGTAACTTCATTACAAATTCCATATTATTTTCTCCTTTCACTTAATAGACTTACTTACTTCTTCCAGATATTCTGCTTTCATTACAATTTCCTTTATAAATGACTTTGGGCATTTGCCATAGACATCAAAAACTTTCTTTATGTCAATGGGATTACCAAGCAAAAATAATCTACCGTTCAGGTTAAACCAGAAAGTCCCGGCTTGAATAGATTCTCCTTCACATCCGGTTTGTGACCACTCTTTGTATTGAACGCTATAATGTCCACCGGCACAAACAATTCCACTTTCTACTACAGGTGGTTTAGGTGGTTCACAACCCATCGTTAAAATTAAAGCCACTATCATTAGTATAAAAAGTAATTTTTTCACTATTATCATCTCCTTTCTATTGAATATTTTAACTATTGTCCTTAAACCAATCATAAAACCTATTAAAATCATCCTTTCTAAAGGCTAATCAGTAGGCACTTTCTTCGTATCATTTTAAACGCTATCTACGTTGATATTTAGGGCATAGGGTATAAATACCGCAATTCTAAAGGGTTTCCAGTGCCTCTTCCAGCGTCTTATAGTATTTATAGTGTCCGTTTAAATCTCTTACCCAACTTTCACTGGGATAAGGCTTGATTAAATCTACGTGAATAAATTTATTATAGGTATGAGGATATAAACCTACCCTCGAAAATCCTACCGCTTTAGCAAACTGAGCCAGATGTCTATAATCATAATTCTTGCAATATATATCCGCCGCTAAACCTTTTATATGAGGAGAATCAATATAGCCGTCTATTTTCTTATTATATTTTTTACATCTAACCCCGCCGCCTTCTGTTATATAGATAGGTTGACTTATCTCCTCCCGCAATTCCTGTAATTTATTAACAAGGGTAAACGAGATAAACTTATTCCCACAGCAGGGACAGGCAAATTCTTTATCGCTAAAATTCTTAGTTAATTTCATAAACCTTCCTCTTTGTCGAATTATCTGGTAATTCCAGTTAGTTTGGAATTGTACTCTAATTTGACTACCTTTGTAGTCTAATTACGCATTTAGTAGAAATCTATACTAATTAATTAGTCACCGGGATAATATAATAGACGACCTAATATCTCTAATTCTAATTCTACCTTCTCCTTCTCGGTCGCATCATCTAAAGCGTCTAATAATTCTTCATAGGTCATAATTGGACACCCTCCAATTTATCTATTACAAAGTCTAATATTCGATATAATAACGAAAACTTGCCTTTTATAGACCTAATTCGTTACAGTAACAAAGAAGTATATCGTATCAGGTCAATATTCCTGCATATTTGATATACCAAGTTATTTTGGAAGTAACCTACTTAACAATTAAACTTCTTTGTAAACTTAAATCGTTTCTTTGTAAACAATGGTGGAGGCGTCGGGAATCGAACCCGAGTCTAAGGATTCTAGCGTGTAACCTGCAGGATTTTATAACACTCCGCCTTATCGAAACCTTTACGCCCCCATTATTATTTAATCCAATATTTATCATTTCCTACATAGAATTTCTTATTGAAGAATGTTATAAATTCAGGCATTATACGGTTGATCGTCCCGTCTTTTGCTAAACTCATATGTAATATACCGCCACCTATATGTGCCTGTATTTTTTGCTTCCTCATCCAGGTGGTTTGATCCTGGAAACATCCCATTTGTATAACATGGACTTCTCTCGGGAAACAATAATCTATTTTGTGATAATGACCTAAAAGTAATACTCTGGGTTTTTCTCCACCTTGTAAACTTTCAACGATTTTTTGCGGTGTATATGAAAGAGCATAAGAAGTGCCACCACCACCATGCATTACTCTCATCCAGGACTCACCTTCTATTCCTTCAAATGGTATATCACATTCTAAATAACCAATATATTCTAAATCTTTTCTTCCTGCCTGTTCTGCTTTCATTTGGGTATATTCGCCGATATTAATACGTTCCCTTTGAGCATACCAACCTTCATGATCATCACCGGCAATAAATTTTGTAACTATACCTTCTCTTTTAGGATAGTTGTTTATAAAATATTCTACTTGTGGGGTTATTCCTCTTGTATGGATCTCATATTTATTTTTTGGCCACTCTCCTTCGATATAATTCCCACCGTGATAAACCAACTGAATCCCTTCATCTGCAAAAATATCATAAGTTAAATTAAGTTCTTTTAACCTCTCAAATTTAGAACATAAGTGAGTATCGGATACGAAACCTAACTTTATTTTATCGCCCTTCCAATATTCGATATTTAACTTTTGAGTATTGCCTGGTTTTAATTCTTTTGTAAGTTCAACTTTATTATCGGAATAGTGTATATTGTATTTTTTCTCTTCTAATTCAGTAATTATCCTTCTTACTTCTTTTGGAACTAATTTACTTTTATCACTTAATTCCTCAATGGTAAAATTACCCTTTGTTAATAATTTTATTAACTTCTCACCTATAGGTTTTATATCTCTTTTATCCCTATGTTTTTTCGCTCCTTCCGTAGGATATGCTCCACAATTCTCACAATGATACTTCTGCTTATTGTAAGGATCGAAACCTCTCTTAGTTAATTTATCAGAACCACACTTCGGACAAATTATAGATTTAGTTTTTATAATTTATTTATTACCTCCTTATTATTTATTTATTAATAAAATTTAATATTCTTTCAGATAAATTATTTATTGCCCTTTCAATTCTCTCGCCACTATCCGAGTTTTTTTTAGTGGCTTCTGTATTAGATTCTAAAGCGTGAGTTAAATGATTTTCAATAGCATTATCCAACCTATCTAATGTTTTGCCAAACTTAGGCAAAACAGATAAAAGATAAATACATAGTACTGCCGGGAATCCCCAATTAGCACAAATTTTCAATACTTCTAACACATTTACATCATCTCCTATCTAAAAATTAATCCCGAAAAAAATCGCATTATCTGTTGCTGGTGTCGCCCCTATTCCTTTAAGACTATATATATAAGGATTAGTATTGTTAGTAAATGTGGTATTAGCTTCACAAGGGATATAATCGCCATCCAAATACCACCAATTGGCACCTCCGGTTGCGGTTTTTTCTATTTTTCCTATACTGGAATGTATTCCAAGATAATCCCCAGATACTACACTGAGAGTAACAGCAAAGGTTTGTTTTGAACCTGCAACCACAACGCCAGCACCATTTCCATTATCAAGAGTTTCATAATCACGACAAGTAAGATTATTCCCACTTGCAGAGAAAATAGCCACTTCACAATCAATCAAATTTGTATATGTCCAAATTTCTATTGATGTAATCGTTCCAGTAGCACCAGCAGGATTATCTTTTGGTACAATAGTAAACGTTGGATAATTATTTATTGTAGCCCTATCTTCCGCCTCACTACCCATATATATTGCAGTTGCCATTACCACCAATTGGAATATTACCATTATAAGAGCAATAATTAATAAGATTTTTTTCATATATTCTCCTTAATAGAAGTTTTTATTTAAAACTGCATACCACTGTTTATCAACGGTTTTATAAGTCAATGCTAAAATATCTTCTGAACCTGCCGCAGTAGATAAAACTCCTAAAGTTCCACTTGTCCATTTTACTAACTGCTGAACGGTCTGAGTATCTGTACCATCATCACTTATATTGACTGCTGTTCCAGCCATAGCAAGTGCCTTTGTAGTTGCCACTGAAATATGATTTTCTGAAGTTCTGATAGCCCAATAAATAGTATCTGCCACTAAAGGGGTTGGGATAACACCAGTAGTTTTAAATCTAATCCTTGCACCTGTAGGAATATCAACAGTTAAATCTATAATCTCTGTATCTGTATGAACCTCAGCTTCAATAATGGTTGCATCTGATTGAGTCACTATCTCATCCATTACTCTTGTACCAGTGGCATCTTGAGTAATAATTGCTTGAGCATTTAAAGCCCCAGATGGAGCAGTTATGGTAATAGTAAAATTATGTGCTGCCGTTAAGGTAGCTTTATTACTAAGTCTTAAATCCCAAGCTATTGCAGCCCCAGAAGTTAAAACCTGTTCGGTAAATACAGCACTATTAGCATTAAAATCAACTTCTCCACCGGCAAAGTCCAGAACGTTACCTGTTTGGGTAATAGTAAAATCACTACTATCCCAGTTAATAACTCCACCTTCAGCTAAGAATATATCTGAGAATGCTGTCCCTGCTGCACCAATATAAGCTCCGTCATTAGCATCAGGTAACATTCCAGTGTTATTGACTATATTGTCTGCGGTTAAGGAAGTAATTCCAGTAATTACTCCTGCATCTACAACTACTGTTGCGTCTAATACTATCTGTTGACCTGCTAATGGAGAAAGAGTTAAATCAGTTCCAGCGGTAGAAGAAATATCATTAGTATCAATAGTAATATTATCAACTACAAGAGAGGTTAAAGTTCCTACGGAGGTAATTGCTGCCTGTGCCGCTTGTGTAACCGTTAAAGCAGTTCCCGAAGCGTTACCAGTTAGATTTCCAGTAATTGCTCCCGTTACTCCTAAAGTTCCTGCTATAGTGGTATTTCCATCATAATCTACTAAAAATTGGCTATCCCCAGAGGAGTTATCAAGGCAATTTAAGAATGCTCCCTGTGCATCACCATTATCAGTAAAACCAAGTTTTAATAAGGTAACTTCATTAGCTAAATCAGCATCAGTATCAGTAATAGTTAAAACAGTATGATTGGCTTCATCAAGAGTAGAGGTTAAGGTTTGTTCATAACCACCAAAGGCAACACTTCCGTCTGCGGCAGCATCAACTATAGCATCCCAAGAAGTAGCAGCACCAGCACCGCCTCTTACCTCTGCCATATCAACTTTCTTAAGAAGACCATCAGTAGCGTCTAAAATCATCATATAATCAGCATCAGCAGAAGTTACATCGGTTAAACCACTAATTACATCGGGGAATAGATTTTCGTGTTCTATTGAAGCAATGACATCATTATTATCGCTGTATATCTCTCCACTTGCATTCGGTGTTAATTTGCAATCTAATATACTTATTCCTGTATTAGTTCCTTCTATCATTACTCCATACGATTGTAGTTGTTCGACTTGTTCAATGATAACTGTATCTCCAGCCCCTTCTGCTGCAAGGTCATCACCAGCATCTAAGGTAATCGTACCAGCTACAACAGAAAAAATCGTATAAGTTCCGTCATTAGATGTAGAACCAGAAACAGTAATTGTATTTCCTGCCACAAATCCATTAATTAAAAATTTAGCAGAAACCATAGTAATGGTATCTTTACTTGCACCACCTTCAACGAAAGCAATATTAGTTCCAGTTACTTTTCTCTCATCATAACATTGAGAAGATTCTATCTTTACGTCATTACAAGTATTAATTTCAATTCCAGCATATGAAGCAGTTATATCATTATTCCTTGCAATAACATTTGTAATACTAACATTATCTGATAACTGAACATATATTCCACTTCGGTCATTAGAAAATAAAGAACAATTATTAATATTAACATTATTTGAAATTTCAATATCCATTCCATATTTTGTATTAAAAGATGCAGTACAATTACTAATTTGAACATCTTCACATGGGTCAGTATCGGGCATAACATACAATCCATTTCCACCATTATTTGTAAAGATACAGTTATTAACAGTAAGATTAGATGCATGAGGTAATTGCAACCCGTGATTTCCATTCCCGATGAAATGACTATTGGATATAGATATACTGCGACCATTACCCATTTGCATACCATAACTATCATTATCTATTGCCCAAATATTATCATATACATTATATAAATCCTCATCTGTATAAACTTGGTTGCACCCATCCTCAATACCAGCATTTCCTGCATTATATGCACGTATATTGCGATAAGTATTATACATATTCCTTCCCTGTATGTTAGTATTGGGATGTATTCCACTTACGTAACTATCGTGTATATAGAGATTTTCAAATAAGCAATGATTATTTGAATTAGAATCTATCCCATATTTCCCAGAATTTTTTGATTCTATGTCTCTAAGAATTAAATAGTCGCAATCCTCAAGTCTTATAGAGTAATTAACATTATCTTCCCCAGCAGCTCCATCTATTGTAAATCCTTGAAGGGTAACATAATCAACACTAGTAAGAAGAAACCCATAATCGGCTGCTGTTATGATAAAAGTTCTATTCATACCTTCACCAATAATATTCATTGGTGTATTTATATCTGCTTCACCGGCCATCTGATAATATCCTGCCCTCAAATAGACAGTTCCACCAGTAGGACAGGCAGCAACAGCATCTTCTATACAAGCACCAGCCCAAGGGTCACCTACCGTTCCTGCACCTGTAGCATAATCTTGTGGGTACACTATATAGTTCTGTAAATCATTTCTTGTTTCTGAATAACTTCTACCTTCAACAGTATCGGCATCGGTAAACTTAGCAAAATCATTATCAACGGGAGTACCACTCGTACCAACACCAGAACCCGTTCCAGAGGGGACAAAGATTTTCCAAACTGCATTACCATCTGTATTATCCATACAAGAATATGCTTTATCATTAGTTACATCGTACCATTGACTACCTACTACATAACCTAAAGTTATATCATCAGTTGCAGCAACAGGGGCAGTGGTAGCATTCCATTTGCCAAATAACACATTTGTAGCCATTACCATACCAGTTGAAGGATTATAGGTTAAATCTCCATCTGTTTCTGCTCCTTGTGCTCCCGTTGCCCCATCTACAAAAACTATTGGACAAGCCAATGCTTCATTTTCGTTATCGGTTGCAGTAAAGTTAGTGGCAGTTGTAGCAGTATCGGCGTTACCCGTAACCGCACCAGTTAAAGCACCTACAAAACCTGTTGCAGTTATTACACCAGTTGAGGGTGTATAATATAAAGTTCCGTCAGATTCAAGTCCCAAATTACCACCGTCTAAATCACCAGCTTCTGTAAATATAATAGCGTTATTTTCGGCTGTATCTTCATTATCTGTAATAGTAACGTGAGTAGATACAGTTGCAGTATCTGCATTACCTACTAAAGCACCTGTAAAAGTATCTGAATTTAAATCAATAGTATTAAAATCTATATCTAAAACACCTGAAGCAGAAGTTATATCTACTTCGTTAGAAGTGTCATCAAAATTAATTAATAAACTTTCATCTGTTCCATTGCCTAAACCTGCAATAGTTACAGCACCATCGCCATCTCCAGTAAGTTGAACCCCTGCTGCTCCTAAAGTTAAATCAGAACCAGTTATGGTTAAGTCATCAGTTATAGAAACTGCTCCAGCTGCCGCAATTCTCATTTTTTCAGTATATCCGCCAGCACTTCTGGTAGCAAAGGATATATCTCCATAGTGATTATCTCTATCAGTTGATTGCATTCCAATATGTCCACTTGCACCAGAAACAGCACCTACATTATCAGCAAACAATATACCTATATAATTACTTGCGGTTACATTCGCATTAGATAGGGTAAGTCCACCTATATTAGTAATACCTGTTCCAGCATTGACTACATCTATTGCTGCACCAATTATCCCAGTTCCCCTTATATCAAGAAAAGCTGCAGGAGTTGCTGTTCCAATACCAACGTAACCATTATCTCCCTCTACCACTAATTTAGTAGTATCTACTGTAAAATCATCACCTGCCGCAGATTCTAAAACAATATTAAGTACTCCACCTGTATCTACAGTTATTGCTCTTGAACCATAGAGTGTTGTTGCACCTAAATCTAAAGAGGTACCCGTTGCTACACCTATTACTGGAGTAGTTAAAGTTGGTGTTGTTCCAAATACTAAAACCCCTGTGCCTGTTTCATCGTCGCAAATAGCCAATAACTCACTTGAAGCGTCTATTTCAGCTTCGGTTAATAATGTCCCACTTGTTGGCAGGGTTACACTTGTTGCAGCAGTGGTAGTGAAATTAACTGTATCATCACCTGTAAAGGTTAAGGTTTCACCTGCTCCATTAGCTACTCCAGTGCCACCATAATTAGCAGCAAGAGCAGTAGTTAAACCAGTCATTGAAGTTATATCGGCATTTGCTCCTTTTGCGGCAGCCCCTAAAGAAGTTAAAGCACCACCGGCAGTAGTAGCAGCTGTTCCACCTTGAGCAACTGATAATGGAGTGGTTAATCCCGTAAGAGAAGTTATATCACTATTCGCCCCACTCATAGCAGCATTGGTTATATCTCCTTCTGCTAAAGTAGTCCCAGCTATTTGATAGGTTTGTCCAGCAGGAATACTTATTGTTCCATTATCGTCAATAGTAGGCAATGAATCATCTATAGTCTTATTATCTTCCCCGTTAAATCTGGCTATAGTATTATCATCAGAATCCGCTGGTCCGAGAACATCACCACCACCAGGCATAGCATAAAATTCGACAGCGGTTTCTCCTGCATTTACCCTTAAAACTTTATTACCCTGAGCAACATAAGTTGAAGGGGTATCGGTTAAAGTTAAAAAAGTTGAACCTGCATCATCTCTCCAGGCAGGAGCACCAGAGGCATTGGTTTTCCAAACTTGACTAACTTGACCTGCTCCACTTGCTACTGCACCCGCCGAAGTGGAAGAATTTTCTGCTAAACTTATTGCCTGAGTAGATAAGGTTAGTCCGTTAGCCGTTCCTATGGTAACTGCATTATGTAATTCAGTATCTCTTGTAATGAGAGCATCTAAACTAAATACAGTTCCGGTTAATACTATTTCGCCGGTTGTTCCTGTATAAGTAGTATTGGTATCGGTATAATTACCGGAATGAATATTGGTTGCCCCTTGATCTGCTGTCCAATCTAAATGTTCATTGGCCACAAAACCGGATAAACTATCGTGGACAATCTCAGAGTCTTTAGAAGAAAATACAGTCCCGGTTAAGGTCATTCCTGTTCCTGCGGTATAAGTTGTATTAGTATCAGCGTTAGGTTTAGCATTAAGTTGGGTCTGTATATTAGAAGTTACATTATTAAGATAGCCAAATTCAGTTAAAGATACAGTATCAAATAGGTCATCTACTAAATTAAAGTTATAATTAAAATCCGTCCTAACGGAATTAGTATTATCGGTTGCCTCTGGTAATCTAAAAGATAAATTAGTAGAGGTGGTATAAGCACAACCAACAATATAAGAAAATATAATAATTAAAATAAGAGATAATATTTTTTTCATATTATTTACTCCTTTGAGGGTTCAGTAAAGATAGGTGAGGTTTTAGATGGTTCGGTATAAGTTGGTTTAATAAACTTACCAGCATACATTCCAATGACAAGATCCGCCCAGGTCGCTTCGTCGAGGTCTTCCGCAGTCGCCTCATTAAGGTCTTCCCAGGTTTTTTCTATTACAGGATAAATCCATTGCGGTTCAAGGTAGGTTGGTTTAACTTTAATAGGTTCGTTAAATGTGGTCATTAGTTACCTCATTTGACAAATTCCCCTATTAAGCGTATAAGTAGGTTGAGGGGTAGGCGGGTCAAGTTTTAATGTTTTGGAGTTAGTCATTTTCCAAAACCACATCCTTGTGCTTGACCCGTTCTATCTCTCTATTAATAGATGAACCAGCCACATCCTTTAACTGATTCACCTATCTCTCATTTGACATTAGGATTAATTTGTGGTATTTTAAAAAAGGGGTGTATTATGAAGACTTATGTAAATAAAACTTCTGATAAAATATGGAACGTTATTCTTTTTGTTATGAAGATGTTCTATTATGCGATTGCAGCTATTTTGTTATATAGACTATTCCAATTTAACTATTTAATATTTTTAGCAGTAGTTTGTATAATAATATATATGTCAGATCCTGACTATTTTAAAAGTTAGGTAATGGTTTAACCTTTGGTGCTTTATATTTAAAAATATACTGTTTAAAAATTGCTGCTTTTATTTCGTTCTTCTTTTTCGTAATTACCTTCTGTTTATCTTCATCAGATAAAGCTTTATATTCTGGGTTAGTTTGGTTTAATTTAAACCACGAATTAAATCTTTTATTAAAATCTTCATTTGCTTCTTTAAACTTGATATCGCCAATCACTTTTTTAAATTGTTGTAATTCTACGCCTGTACTATCTTCCCAATTTGTATTTGCAGAATAAGTACTAGTACTTATTCCCAATCCTTCGGCTATCATTGTAAGTAACTTATCAGCTGATTCGGGATCATCTTTTAATTCTTGATAGTTTGTCCCTATTATAGGAACAAATAAATCTTTTAATGTGCTTACTGTTGTTGGTTTCTTCCCGGTGAAATCTTCTGCTTTTAAATAATTATTTATTGCTCCCGGTAAAGGGGCTAATTTATTCTCAAAGAAATTATAAAAAACAGATGCCCTTGTAGATGATCCAAACTTTCCAGTTCCTAATTGACTTACTAATCCAGTAGTACTACTTTTAGTAGAATTAGTTATTTGTCGGAAAGCTAAAGTTACTATTGAAGCCATACCGCCAGAAACATCAAAACGGGTATCACCTATTTTAATCTTTCCAAAATCAGCACTCTTGGGATCTTTCTCTACGCTTCCCGGACTTGCCGCATTGGCAATAACCAATACTGCCGCAGTCCCGCTAACTATCTTTACTAAATTTTTAGCTGCTTCCCATTTAACAAAACCACTAACCTTTTTATCACCTAAATGCATAGTTAAAACGTCAATATGACTCTTGAGTAATCTCGGTGAAAAGAATACATTATTGACTATATTTGCAGCAGGTTCTATGAAACCTAAATTTCCCCTACCAGTTAAAGAATTTACTAATTTACCTATACTTTCAAGTTGCATTCTGTCATCTATATCAATATCTGATTTTTCAGCTATTTCCATATATTTATCGAATATATCGGCTCTTTGTCTATATAAAAAACCAGTATAAGCGTCTTGGGTTGCCTTATATACACGTCCAATAGCAGGTATCTTTTCAGGTAATCCACTGGGAAATTCTTCTTCAATGGTAGCTACTGCTAATTTAGCTTTTTTCATTCTATTGTAGTTCGGTCTTGATATAATATCAGCCCTTACTTCGTCTAATGCAGCCTTGCCACCAATAGTCTTTCCAATATCGGCAAATGATTTTATAGAGTTCTTTGTCCAAATGCCGGGATTAGTCCAAAGTGTTTTCCAACCTTGCCTAAATAACGCACTATTATCCATAGAAGCTTTTAATGACCTTGATATACCACCAATATTGGTAATACCTTTTGCCCAATTACTTGGTTTAAGCTGTTCGCCTATAGGTATTTTCTTAGCACTCTCTTTAAGCCCATTTACATAGTTACCAAAGGCAACCGTTGCCCTACCATACGCCATTCTATCCCCTAACCCACTATTCATTAATTCTTTCTTTTTAGCTATATCTTTAGCCATTTCAGATATTTTAGTAGCCTGTTCCATAGTAACCTTTGCCTTTAATCTATGTGCCACTAAATCCTCTAAAAAGGCTTGCTTAGTCTCAGGATTCAGGGGTTTATCCATTTTATTTACGATAGAGAGTAAATCCCTTAATACTTCAGGTTTCATTCCTGCTGCCTGTTTCGCCCAAGTGATCATCCCTTGCTGTTGGTTTTTTAGTAATAACTTACTCTCGAATAATGCGTTGATATTACTGGCGTTCATTGGTCCGGCAAATCTAAAAAAATCACGCCGTTCCTGAGAGGTCATTTTTGATAACTTAGCAGGGTCAATCTCACCACTCTTTAACTTCTCTATAAATTGGTCTGCATATTTACCTGTTAAACAAAAAGCCATATTGCCTCCTTACTTGCACCTTATTTCATTAATAAAATCTGTCCAAGTCTGCTTATTTGAAAATTGTTTTTTACTGTAACCTTCTACTTCGGCATTTTGAATATTTTTATCTATTTCAGGTATAAATAATTTATTAGCCCCTTTTAACTTAGACTCATTTGCCTTAGTTAAGGTTGCGTCAAGATCCTGTATAGCAAAAACAGGTGATTCGGGGTCTTTTACGCCTAATGCCTGTATCCTTTGTCCCATTACAGTCGCTTCTACGGTTCTAACTGGAGATGTTGCTAATTTTATTATAGTATCTATATCCCCTTCTTTTTCTGCCTTAACCCTAACGGCTGTAAACATACTTTCAGGGAGAATGTCCGTAGGCACTCCTACTTCTCCTAGTGCCATCTTTTTAGCCAGTTCATAATCGGAGTTTATTATCTTAGCGGTTTTATCAGCTTGGTCTTGTGCATTAATTACCTTATATTGAGGTAAATCTCCAAATCCTTCGGTTAATTTATCTGCAATAGCTTTTGATTCTACACTAACAGCTAACCCTCTGGTTTTTGTTTCACCTGTGCCTGCAATTGGGGTAAGCGTGCTTTTGCCTGCTTCTTCGGTGGTTATATCTTTAGCAAATTGATGTAATCTAGTAGGAGAAGTAATATAGTTTATCTCTCCAGTAATTTTATTTTTCACCCTAACACTAAATGGTACAACCCCACCTTTCCCTGAATGACCTTCAACATTATCAAGTAAACCTGCTTCTTCTATTTTTGCAAGAGATTCGGCTACTGGTTTTGAATTACCTAAATCAATCCATTCTTGAACTCTATTTCCTACTTTATCAACCCCCGCAGGTTTCTCGGTAACTGGTATAGTCGCTTCCCCCTTGCCTACTGCCTTAACCCCTGCGGTGGCTTGGGTGTAGAAGTCTTTAGTTTTGTTTGTATTTGGATTAATAAATCTTAATTCTCCTGTTACTCTATCTACTCCAATATGTTCAATTGGTATTTCAAATTTAACTACTTCTGCATCTATCCCATATTTTTTAGCAAGGTCTTTATAAAAACCTGCTCCGTATATTCCTATTGCTTCTTTTGTATTACTTTTTGTTAAGGATAAATACGAACCATCATTAAGTTTAGACCATACATTGCCATAAAACATTTCAGCGACTTTTGAGGAAGTCCCGTGATAGACAGTAAGTTTACCTTTACTTATCTTACTTTCTATAAATCTACTACCATAAATACCTACTTGCCCATCTCCACCAACATCATCTATTTTTTTAGCTTCAGTTAATTTTACTGGTAGCTTATCAATAATAGTTAAACCTTTATTGGCGATCTCTCCTGTAAATTTAGCCCTTGCTTGCGGTCCCATTATTGTATCTTTTGGTAATAGACTTTCTACAACAGCTATTTTATTCACATCTTCCTCTGCCAACTCTGCAAGTTCTTTGGGGATAGAAGTCTTTACTTGTGCAGGAGTAACAGGTTTAATCGGTGGAGTTACTACTGGTGTTTCAGGAATACCAACCTTGCCCTCTAATAACCCACCTACAGAAGGTTTAATAACACCTTTACCATAACTTATAACAGTATTAGAGATAGGTTTAATCCCGAAGGCTTCTTTAACCTTAGCAAACCAAGGTTTATCGGCAAAAGTTACCATTTCAGTAGCGGGTATTTCAATATCTACTCCACCATTTTTAAGTGCTGTCCTAACAATATTCGCTTTATTCCCTTGCACTTTTGATAGAATATCTGCTTCAAATTGAGGATATTCGGATTCAGGTATTCCACCTTTTCTATATATATCTTTTATTTTGTCAGCACTTAAATACATTTTTTCAGGTAAATTATATTCGGTAGTAGTTTGTTTAGTAAACTGGTCCCATAATTTCATTACGTTTTTATCGGTTGCGGCAATAATAGCACCTTTACCAAACATTTCAGCTATATCTATGGCGTCTTTAGTCATCTGGTTAGTATCTTCAGGCAATAGGTCTTTAATACTTTTACCTGCCCCAAATTTATACTTAATCCCTTTTGCTTTAGATACAATAGCATTTACTATTTCACCCATTCCCATATATTTAGCCGCACCAGTAACAAGACTTATAGGATGAGTCCCAATTAATCCAGCAGTAAGAGGGTTTAATATCATTGCAACACTTATCATTTCTTCGGTAGTAGGTATTCCCCTAATCTTCATATCTTTAGTTATTTTGTCAAGATTTTGATTAACTTCAGTAATAGGAATACCTGTCTTTTGAGAGATATTATAACTAACCTGTGCTTTGGCTATTTGGTCTTCTGGTTTTGCCTTAAATATACCTTTAACCTTATCCCACCAATTTTCTTTAGGCGGGTTATATTGTTTTATAGTAGTTTCCTTATTCACCCCTAAAACTCCAAGTTTATTTTCTGGTAAAGATATTTCTGTTTCTGGTAAAGATATTCCTGCTGTTGCGTTTGCATTTCTACCTAAGCCTACACTTGTTGTTGGTGGTTTTAAAGAACTCCAATCTAAAGTTTTTTCTTCTGGTGGTTTAAATGCACTAAAATCTAATTTTTTTTCTTCTTCTGGTTTCTTGAAAGAACTCCAATCAAGTATCATTCTTCTATATAACCTCTTTTTTGAGCTTCTGCATAAAGTAATTTATACATTGGGTCAGAAGGGTCAAGACCTTTCATTTGGTTAAATAATTCTTCTTTAGATAAAGAGGATATTAGAGCTTCTTTTTGTTCTATGGAAAGTGTTGGTGTCGGAGCTTTTGGTATAGTACCAGTTGGTACTGGTGAATTCCAAACCTTTTTCATATAATTTATTCCTTTTTGAATTGGACCAGGTTTTGCTTCTGGTTCGGGTAGTGGAGCTTCTTCTGGTGTAGGTATAGTAGGTGGGTTCAAATCAATTTCGAATCCTGTTAAATATGCCTCTACTTGTTGTAAAGCTTCTGGGTTAAGAAATTGTTTTCTTGTATTGTGTATATTTGCAATATCTGTTTTATCTTGTGGAGTTAAAGCATTTAGGTCTTTACTAGAAACAATACCAAATCCTAAATCAACATTAAATAAGTAATCTTGGACAGAAGGTGATGTCCCTGTTTTGGGTGTATTAGATTTCCCTATCAAATGATTCTTAATCTCCTCATTACTCGCCCCGTATTCTTTCATTGCCGCAATATCATTTTCTAAAGCAGTCGCCCTCTCTGGTGTCTCTGGGGTAGCTCCCATGTATCTGCAAAGTTGGTCAAAACTTATTTTCTCTGGTGAACCCTCTGGAAGGTTGTAATGTTCGATCGCCCAATTATCTTTAGCACTTAACCCTGTTGGTGCAGGTGGATTCGCTTTTAATCCTGGCTCAATTACTCCCTGCTGTTCAAGATAAGGTTTTGCATAATCCGTGCCTATAGTTTTAGCTATCCCTAATTTATTATTAAATTCTTCTGTCGAAAGTTCATCATTTTTTATCTTATCCATAGTTTCTTTATTCCATAATTTACTAAGAGGTAATCCGGTTATCTCATCAAGAGCAGATAAATCAGCCTGTGAAAGATATTTATTGTCTTTTATCTCTTTAATAAGTGTGGCAAATAGTTCATTCTTTTTACTTAAAGATTGATATTCCTGCACCATTTTCTCTTTATCATAAGATGCTTGAGCGGAAGTAATTTCATCATAACTTTTAGCATAAGTTGACCCTATTTGGTTTGCTAAAAATGATAATTGCACTTTTTCATAATAAGTAAGTTCATTATCCGATAATTGAAATTCCTCAAGTTGAGCCTTAAACTCTTCTAATAATTTACCAGCTCTTTTTTTTTCTCTTTTAACCGCTAATCCAGCAGCTATATCTTGACCAGCTCCCCATCCTACTTGAAAACCAGCAGCAAAACCCATTATAAACCACATCCTTTTTATGTTAAATTGTCTAAGCCATTAAAAATGCTGAAGCAACTGAAGCAACGCCACCTATAAGAGTCCCCACTATTTCCATGAAATTATCTTTATCTGCTGCCTTTGCGGCCGCATCTATTGTCATTTGAGTTAATTGTATATTTGTTTGTGCTGTAAATTGTGCTAATTCCATAGCATTTCTATGAGCAAAAGCTATATCTTGTTTATTGTATGCATCAGTAATTGCTAACTTATACATATCTACCTTTGCCTGCCATTGATATAAAGTAGGTTGATATTCTCTCCAGCTTTCTTCACTTAAATAAGATAAGAACTGAACACCCAAACCTAAAGCATTTTGATAACTGGCTACCTTCATTAAACTATCCTGTATCTCTACATCCCTCATTACATTAGCCATTGCAATAGAGTTTTTAGAGGCTAACTTCATACCTTCACTAAAAGCCATACCTGAATTAGACAAACCTTGCACTGCCATTTTATCTTCTAAATTCTTATTCGCCTGTGCAGTATTAGCATTGATTATTTCAGCTTCCCGTAGGAATATCTGTTCTTTGGTATCCTCTCCCATACCTAAACCGCCCTGTTCAATAATATTTCCTATTGCACCACCCACTTGAGTTGATAATTCTTCCATTGCTGCAGAGGGTTGATAAGCTGGTAAGACTGGAATACCAGAAACTTGTCCGGCGCCAGTAGTGGCAGGTAATCCCAAATGCGGATCAACTCCAGATGGTTGAACCCCCCCAGATACTCCCGCCTCTAATTGAGAAGTAGTAGGAGTCGTCTCTGCTGGTGTAGTGGTTGCTGGTGTGGTAGTTGTCGCTGAAGCGTTAAGGTTTGCAAGCCATTCCTTATATCGATTATACATCCAAGCCTTCTCTTCACCGCTCATACCTTGCATAGATTCACCTTGTACTCCAACCCACGAAGCGAAATTCATATATGTTGTTGGATTAGTTAAAGATGTTAATCCAGGTGGAGCAGCAACAGATGTAACTGGTGTCGCCTCTAATTGAGAGGTAGTCGGAACGGCAGAAGTAGGCGTAGTAGTAGGCGTAGTAGTGGCAGGGGTCCCTGTAGGAGTTGTAGCAACAGGTGTAGTTACCGGAGCCCCGCCTCCTGCTAAAGCACTTAACTCAGCCTGACTATATCTTACACCGGTAGAAGGATTTACAAAAGTTGTAGCAATGGGAGTAGTTCCCCCATATTCATACCATCCGGCTTGTAAGGCAGTTCCCGGGCAACCAGAAAAACTTGAACCCGCTTTTAACCATTGTGCCATAAAATCACATCCTTTAAAATCTTATTTGACATTTTATGTAAATTGTGATATTGTATTTTTATGAAAAAAATAATTGTTTTTTTAATAATTGCTTTATTAACATCGGGTTGCGGTTTGATTAATCCCAGTAATTTAGTTTTACCTGATGATTCAGAGTTTGTTAAAGTAGTTGAAGAATTAGACACACCGCAGAAGATTTGTGATTATATGTCCGATAATTTTGAATATGAAGAACATCCCTATTACAATTTAATCCCTTATGATTTATATTTAATTAAAAAGGGGGATTGTTATGATTTATCTATTTTTGCTTCATTTATAGCCAATTATCACAATTACGAAACCTACCAAATGTTTCTATATTTTAAAACTGAAAAGACTATACTTTGTCATGCTATAGTAGTTTATAAAGAAGATAACAAATATAATTATTCGAATCCTATACTATATATTTCTATGCAAGTAGATAATTTTAAAGACATTATACCTAATATAATTTTTTATCAAAGTGAATTAATAAAATACATAGTATATGATTATGATATGAATATTATTGAAACTATGCAGTAATATCAATTTTGCACATTACCCACGCAGCTATCCTACATCTAACATCACTATCAAACTTTATCCTCTTAAATCCAGTACCGGAAATAGAAGCAGTAATAGCAATATCTAATTGGTCAGTAGTATAATTACCACTTGCTGCCCCATAACCTGCTCCATTATCTATGTGATAATGTATTGTTGGAGTTGTAGTTTCTTCATATATTCCATAAGTAATCCCATGAGTATGGTCTGGGGTTGTATGAATATGATTTGGGGTAGGATGGGTATGGGCACTATGAGCAAAATTAACTGGACTTGTAACGGCAGTTGGTAAAACTCCATTTACATGTTCATTGCCTACATTTGTTACATTGGTTTTCGCAGTAACAAGTATTCCGGGATAATATCCTGATGTACTTTGTGATGTTCCACTACCACCACTAGGAGTAGTTCCACTACCACCACTAGGAGTGCCCGTTTCATATGCTCTAAACTTACTTATTCTAAATGATAACTTAACATTATTTATAGCAGTCATTTCTGATATAATTTCAAAGTCTAATGCAAAAGGATAATTTGCATCAAGACTATCAGCACCACAAAATACATAGGTGTTTCTTAATTCTGAATACTTATCCGCAGTTATTGTCGCAGCGGCTATTTGTCCACCTGTGATAGAATTTGCTACAATATCCGCACCCTCTGTCGCTACTGTCCAGGCAGTTCCAGTATCCCTATATAATTTACTATCAGGTGTTAGAAATACTATTCTGCCTTGAGTTCCAGCAGCAGGAAGTATATCTACTATTTCAATAGGTCTTAGTCCAGAAACTAATTTATTTGTTCCTATGGAATTATCGTGAATATTAATTTCAGTTATAAACCCGTCTATAGTATCACTTAATTCAACATATTTAGCATAAAGAGAATCGTAACTTTTCTGTAACTTGCTTATATCATCAGTCATTATTCAGCCCCCCATAAAGGTTCTTCATCTCTATAGACAATATGTATCCCCTGTTCTTCCCAATAATATTTATCGCTCATTCTTGGTCTTACTTTAACCCCCCTACAACGTTGACCCCCACCTGCTAAATCTACCTTATACCAACGAGTTTTATTGGCTACTAAAGTAATGTCTTTATAGGTTTCGGTTTCTATTCCATTCTCGCTATCGAATTGATAATAAAATCTCAAAGCAGTTCCCGTAGTGGATTTTATTTTGATATAAAAATTATAAATTTGTTTAAAAGTATCAGGATTCCCAAAGTATAAGAAAGGCAAAGTATCATACGCCTCTATATCAGAATCATCATCACTAAGCCCAGAGAAAACATCATAAACCCTGCCTATAGTCGTTGAACCAGCTTTTAAACTATCTTCTCCGTCTTGCCCCCATACTGAATATACATTAAAAGCAAAGTCGAATACTCCATAAGTTCCATCTTTAAAGTCATACCAGACCGTTTCTGAGGGAACAGTACTTTCTCCTTTAGGATAAGAAAGCATATATATCCCATCATAGAAAATAGCACAAGATTGACCTATATAATCCTGATTCATATTGGTCTTTAGATATGCATTTAAAATAGGGTTTAATTCATCTTCTCGGTCTACATTTAAAATATATAGTCCAGTTCTATATAAAAAGACGATGTAATTATCGCAGTCTACTACTGAACGACTGGCAAAAACACCTTTAAGAGAATAATTATCCTTAAATTGGAAGTAATCAGCACTCTCTATTTGTGCCGATGTCCCCAATAACCTCTCTATACTATTTTTAGTGGCTACCTGTAGAGTATGTAATTGACTAATGATTCCTGTAATATTCCGCATGTTACCTACGGGTATATTAAAATCAGCAGGAAAATATTCATAAAATCGTTTAGAAAAATAAAGTTTATTGCCTACTCCTAAACAAATTCTTCCACCTTTTTTAGCAATTAAAGAGGGTGCATTAGGTGGGACATCATGGTTTTCTTCGTGATAATTTTCTAAGGAATTGGCCTGAACCAGTGCAACATCAGATTGAGTGCTGGGAAAGGTTATATCAGTAGTATTGGCAACCTGTCCATCATAATAATAGGAAGCCCCATTAGCTAAAGTTCGATATATATTTATGTAATCAATATCATAGTCACTCTCTGTATCAACAACAGGAGTGACAGTTATTTTCTGCCCTGCGGTTACAGTAACACCTGTTGTCATAGCAACCGAAGGATTACTTTCATTACCATCTGCATCTATATAAGTAGCCTTAAACTTATAAACTCCTGCGGATAATGAACCAGTAGCAGCAGCAATGCCAGTAGGAGCAGCGGGAGTAGATATTGTCCCTCCATTATAAATAACAGTCCCATTAAACTTCATTAAATTTTGAACACCATTAGCAATTAAACATCTATTTACAAAGTCAATAAAATGGGTATCGGAGTCTGCAGTTACTGTTTTTAAGGATGAACCAGCAGCATGTCCAGCGGCCTCAGCTAAAACATAAATACCTGTATCACATGCCACTAAGGTATATTTACTGGTCTCGGTCTGTTTATAGAAGCGATGTAGTCCAGTTATTTTATGGTCTGCACTGATAGAATCGGTATTCCATTTAGCAAAACCTGCACGCTTACAAAGATTACCCCAGACGTCAAAGGTCATATTTTTAATAGCAACTTCACGTGGTAAATCTTTGAGCTTTACATTTGCGAACGGATCGAGGCTATTACCTATCCGGAAGATTTTTTTCTCCATTTATGATTGTCCCCAATCTGGAAAATGTTCTCTGGGATAGAATCTTGCAGGATGGTCTTCAGGTATCATCTGATAAGAATTGTCCATATCTATACCTAATAATTCTTTCATACTATTTAAACCATATAAATACTTATTCCAGAATCTATCGCCATCAGTATTATCTTTTTTCATATACCAACATTGTGAAACTACATAATCTACAATAAGTTTTCTAAAGTTAATTAATCGGTAATCTCCATTAAAAGGAGCAATGTCCCCAGAAAGAGCGACTGCCCTTTCAATTTGGTAAAACTCTACAGTATCTCCCACAGAGATTAATCTATCGAAGCCCAGCATATCCCCTCTAACATAATAACGAGAGGGAGTACCTGTTTGGTCTCGCCATTCACTATCAGCTAAAACAAGTCTTGCCTGTGTAGTTGGTCTTAAAGCAACCCCATTGTAATAGACTAATCCTTCATCAATAGCGATGAAGTCATCATCCATTCTAATTTCCCGTCCAACACCAGCCGTTCCAGCTACAGTATCGGCAAAAATATCAGCAGATAGAATGGTATAGGTTTTCCAAGTTCTTAAACAAAAAGTTTCGTGGGCAATTTCTTCTTGTGCTTCCTGTATTTTAAGTGTAATATCAGTATCTAACCAAAACCCTTCTACTTTTTCATTAAGTAATAATCTTATACCTGCAATTAATTTAGTAAGAGTACTTAATAATGTGTCAGCCATCTAATCACATCCTTATAATATATCGTAGTAAACAATTATTTTACCTTCTTTACTGTTATTGTTTTATTAACCTTACAAGTATCATCAACACACACATCTTTATAAGTTAAAAGTTTATCAATCTTTGCCTCTATCTCAGCTAATCTCTTGTTTAATGGATTGATTACATAATTTTCCATATAGTCCTGAGAGATAATCATTGACATTTATAGTTTTCCTCCTTATATATCTTTACTATTAGCGTATAACGCTTTTAAATATTTACTTGCTTTTACTTTAGTCATTGGCTTTTTATTCTTTTGCTTGCCTGTATCTTGATTAAATACTGCAAAGCCACCTTTTATCTTCTTTACCTTAAAAGGCATTCAATCACTTCCTTTTTAATTTAACTATAAAATTATCTACTAATACTTGATGTAGCCCATTAGCTAACCTATCCACTTTTTTTTCGGTTAAGGTATTGCTATTGTAATGATTATCTATGGCGTGTATAATTTCATGGATAAGGGTTCTACTAATATCTGATTTTGCTCTTACTTGTTTTTTAAATTTTTTACATAATCTAATTTTTTGTGTTACGAAATCACATTGTCCAAATAACCCTTGTTTATTGAGGAATTTATCATCAAAAAATACTTTATATTCATGCCCAGCTACTTTTAAGGTTTTAGGTATTTTCATACTCTTCCCTCTCAATTCTCACTGAACTCGATTACCTTATTACCGTCATCAGGTATCTCAGGGCAATTGAATATCCGCCTTACAAACTGGGTATCAGGGTCAGAAAAGCCCCTAAACCTTTTAAGAGTATCGGTTATCTTGTGGTAGTCATCATCAGTCAGGATAACTTCTTTATCTGCATTCTTAACCTTATCTGCCACTACACTAATATCTAATAACTCCGGACCATTTAATCCCAGGCTACGATTAGTTAGAACATTGACTAAAGTATCCTTAAACTGATAAGGTGTTAAGCGAGCAATCCCATTCTGGTCATTCATTGTAAAGGTGTAATTCTTTAAGTCTAATCTTCTCATTTTTCCTCCTTTCTAAAATTTTAAACATCATAATAGACAATAAAACTTCCACCCTCTGGTAGATAAGCATATATTCCATCATTACAATGATATGCATCTAATTTATCAAACATCATAAAGGGAACATCTCTATCCAGATGTATTATGACCTTCCCATATTCAGGTCCCAAAATATTATCGTATATATCTAAATATTCAGTATCATCTTCCAGGAGCAACCTTGCCCCCAATAAAATAGGAGCAACAGTATTAGTTATAACCCCAGACTCGTCTAAAATACCAGTTGATTTAATTCCCATATTCTCACCTTCTTTGTTAAATTAGGGAGGGAATCTCACCCTCCGTTTATTTTAATTTTAAA